GCAGCCGAATCGCCGACCTTGACGGTCTGCGTCTGTGGAAGACGGTTGGTAGGGGTGTTGCTTTGTGCAACACGTGAGGCGTTGGATGCCTTGATAGCTTCGAAGCTCTTGACTTCGTCCAGCTGCTTTTGCAGGCCTTCGATCTCTGTGTTCAGAGTCTTGGCCGTTGCGACGTCGTCCATCGTCGGCTCCGTCTTAGCGAGCACAGTGTCGAGCTCGGCAGACTTCGCGCTGATGGCGTCGTTGATGCTTTGGATGTTCATAGTTAGTTGCGTTTTGCGTTAATGACAGCGCGAAGACGCTCCATTTCGAGGAGTGCCTTCGCATTGGTTGGTGTTGCCGAATCGATCAGAATCTTTAGATCGCCTACGGCTGACGACAGAGTTTCCAGCAGTGTCGAGAGACGCGCCACGTTTGCCGACGATAGCGTGCGCCCTTCCTTTTTGCGGATGTCGGCGCGTTCGTTCAGCCTCGTAATGACGCGCGTCAGTTCAGACGTTACCGTCTCGACGTCGTCATTGAGTCCCGATTTCACACCGAGCACCGCAGTAGCTGGGTTAGCTCCAAACAATACAGGGCTCCACTCGTAGAGTCGGCCCTTGACTAGTTCACGAGCACCATCAGGAGCATAGGTTTCTTCGATGACCGAATAACCAATGCTGAATTCGTCGATGATGCCTTCCTTGATATTCGAAAATGTCTCGCGTCCTGCTTGCGTGTTCAGGTTGAATTGGCCCTTGATGTAGAGCCCGCCCAAGTCCCGCAGCCCGACAGGCAACATGGGATCACCTGCCATGAGCTCACGGGCTTCCAAAGTCTTAGCTACTGGAGTATTCCAGTCATGTTGCCATACGCCCTTCGGTAGCTTCGTCTTGATGCTCTCGTCAAAAAACCCATACTTGACACGATCGCCGACGCTATCGACGTTGTTGAATACGGAAACGATGGCCTCGACGATGCCCTCATCGCCTAGCGCTTTCAATTCCGTCTGAAATGATTTACGTTCGATGTTCATGCTCTAATCGTCCCCGATTTGTTTGCGCAATTCTATGGACAATTCCAAACAAAATCTCGACACTGTTAGGATTCTACACGACGTGCACGGGTGAAACAGCGGCAATTCACGGCATTACCAGCAGATAGCCCCGGCCCGGATGGGTAGGGGGTAGTTTCGCCACCGACTACGAAGTTGCCCGCAGCATCCTCACGTTCTCCATGCGCGGCCGCGTGTGCAGGCCTTGCACCCGCCAATGCTACCCATTCCCGTTTGATGCCACCCAGGTCAGCCCAGACTTTCTTCTGGACTGTCCCCGTTGTTGCCGTCGATGTCGTGCGTGCTATGGCGTCGGCACGTGAGGCCTTCAGGTCTGTGAACTTCGCCTTGAGTAGCTTGGCAAGATCGTCTTCTTTGGCAAGTGGGTTGTCGGCGATCAGCTTCTGAACATCGGTTCGTATTGTCCCCACCGATTCGGCGATCTTGTCGCTAGAAATCGTCATGCCCTCACGACGTGCCACAGCGTATTCGCCTTCGGGGGCGTCGACCTCCTCAGCTGCTAAGGTAACCAGCAAAGACACCAGCTCTTCGCGGCTACCTTCGGTTATGTCCGAAAATTCCTGCTCCCACACGTCGACACTGAAGTCTTCTATCTTGAGCTGCAAGCTTTTGGTATTCGTGATGCTACGATACAGCTTGTCCAGTGCTCGCCCCCAGTCACGGGCTATCTTGGCAGATGCCTGGTTGAGCACTTCGTCGTAGGCTTTGGCATAGACTTGGTCATCAGGATCATGCAGCCATGCTTTCGTTTCGGGGCCGACAATTACGGCAGTCTTACTACGAAAGGGCGCAGGCGTTGAGCCCGCACCTCCTTTCAAGCTTGCGGTTTCGATGTTGTCGTCGTCCATGTCATCAACCGTGTCCGGCACGTCTGGCGTGTCTGGCGTGTCATTCGTGCCCTGCGTCGATACCGCTTCGACGGCTACCATCTGGCCGGCAAGGGCTTGCACAGTTGACAGGTCGAATCCAACCTCGACACCGTAGTCAGGGATTGCGATTTGCGCATTGAGCTGATCGGCGATCATGTTCCAAAAGGGAACACGAACCATGTTCGTAAAGTCTTTGGAGGCCTGTTCGAAATTCGAATACGTGGATTGGCTGAGTCCCATATGCGTTCCGGCAATAATCGGGTGCACCTTGTACGTACCGCAGATGCGCGTCTCGTACTGGCCGAATGTCTCCGATAGCCCCATTTCGTCATAGTCCAGCGCAAGACGTTTGATGTCCTGCACACCCCACAACACACCTACCGAACCACGTTTGTTACCACCATAGCGCCGTTTGAAGGTGCGCTCCATTACGTCGATCTGTTCGGGTGATGCCTCTTCGTTCAGCAGGATCGTCGTCTTCGGCACAGCGTCATTTTTATGCACGTTGAATACCGTCGAAGCGGCTTCGTTGAAACCTTCGATGGATTCGCTGGCGAGGGCCACAGGGCTTGCACCACCAAGCGGCTTGCCCGGGTCATACCAGAATCCGCGGATGTGCACGACGTCAGCCTTGTCGATCATGTACAGTTTTGCACCGTCCCAATAGTGATACGCAGCAACATCGCCATAGCCGTCATCGATAGGGGCGAAGTACTGATCCGAGTACCATCGCATACCGATAACCGCTCCCGATGCGTTGCGTAGCTTGTAACCGTAAGCGTTGCCACCGACGCACATCATTGTCAGAATTTCACCGAACACGATACGCCAGTTGTTGCGTGTAAGCATACCGATCACCGGCGCTTGGAAGTCGTAGCCCGTCGGTGTAATGACGCCGATCTGCGCTTCCGGCATCATAAGCGAGTACGTGATCGTGCACGCCTGCGCAATCGGGTTTGACTTCCACATACGCAAGGCCATTGGGAAGTCCGTCACCGGTGTGAAACTATGCCGCGTCCACATCGTCGTCGTGAGGATGGGAGCAAGGTCGTTGACGGCACGCTGGCCGTCGGGGGAGATGAACTCTTTAAAGCGTTGTATTAGACTCATGGCGTTGGTTGGTTAGAGTAGCACAGCACCGGCCCCTACGGATTTCACCGCGGCAAGCTCGGCGTAAACGAGCGCGTCGACCATATCGTCATGGTCGGCCTCGGGGAATGAAAGCAGTTCACGTTCGAACTCAGGTGTTAGCCCTCGCACGTGAGAGACAAGCAGTTGTTCGTAGCGAGCGTGCAGGCCTTGGAATCGTGTCACCTTGTCGCGCTCTGGTTTGACGGCGCGGACGGGCAAGGATGTCTTGCGGAGTAGCTCTTGCACCACGGCCACTTGATACTGCACGGCTTCGATGTTGATGCGCTGCGGGTTCCATTTGGCCGCCATCGAAACTATCATTTGGACGATTTCGTGAAAGCCCTCTTTGCCACGCCAGATGTCCAGCACGTACCGACGGCCTGAATCCTTATCGTAGCCGATGACGGCGATAGCTGAGTAGTCTGCGGTTTCGGATTTGGAAATAGCCAGGTCAACGCCCATGCCGATCTTTAGGCCAGACGGGACAGACGAGCTGTCCATATACGTGATCATCTCACGTTTGATGAGAGCCCCCTGAACGTCGATGAACTCGGCAAGGTACTCTTGTGCGAACACGGTAGATGGGAGCTCGGTACGTGCCGCGTCGATTTCGTCAGCGGCGATGAACGGATTAGCGGACGTAGGCATCTGCCAGTACGTCCATACCTCGTCTGTCTTCGCACGTTCTGACAAATGATAGAAGTAGTTACGGCCCTTCGGTGTCGAGAAGAACCACGCATCACCACGATAGTCGGATAGCGTTGGACGTATGGCCATCGTCCATGCCTCCTCCAAATCGGGAACCATAGCAGCTTCGTCAATGATCACCCGGCCGTACTTCCTACCACGCACCGCGTCGAAGTTGTCCAGCGACCACATGTCGAGTTGACCACCGTTGATGTACGTGATGCGCTTTTCAGACTCGTTCGTTTCTGCTATCACATCTCGGAAGTCGCGTTTGATCGTGCGCCAGACTTCCATCAACATCTTGTAAGTCGGGGCGAAGTACGCCGCAGGCTTGCCCGTGGTAATCATGTCACCTAATGCCGCCTCGGCCAGCACTGTCTTGCCCCACCGACGTCCGCAGTTTACGACGTTAAAACGCCTGCGCCCACCCCATACGGTTTGCTGGCCAGAATGCAGTTCGAACCTGAGATCAATGCGCTTCGGCATCGTCTTCGTCCTGACGTGCCCCGCCAATGGTTACGGTGATGGATTGTTCGCCCTTGACAGTCTGCTCTACCTCTTGGCGATCCCGCCAGCCGAGTACGTTCTTGGCAATGAAGATGGCGACTGAGCCGTTGCCCTTTTCGATGTTGCCCGTAGCATGGTCGTCGAGTAGTGAGGCGATACGATGCTTGCAAGCGAGGCGCACATCTTTAACCGCGGCGGAAAACTCGGGGTAAATCTTCTCCCATTCGCGCACGGTTTCGTCATGGATTCCGAGGTGAGTTGCCAGCTGTTCAATGTACATACCCCGGTCAACGGCTTCGGCCATCAACGGCTGTATTCGTTCCCAGTTGTACTCACGTGGTCTTCCGCCCGGCATTTTGCCCTCGTTAGTCAATACACAAACCTACCGTAACATCCAAATGAAAACCTAACCATGTAGGGATTTTATCAGGGCTTGGATTATCTGACCTTCGTCAGACTGCGACGGGAGATCAGCTACGACTTCGATGCCCATCGTGACTGTAATGCGATTCCACTTGCAATGTCGAGCGATCACCCTACGTGGCCATCCGAGGTGCTCATTTAGCACAAACCAGGCAATGCGACGGGCACGGGCTGCGTTATGGGTCTTGCCGTTGTGGGCTTCGTAGACGTCCATATCGCATAGCGTGGCAGCGCGTTGCATGATGTCGTTGTATGTGGTTTGGGTTGGTGTCATTGCCTATCCCCTATTATTTGCAATGCCTTAACAGCTTCGTCTAAACTGGTCACCACGAGATAAACCATGCCGTACCGGTGGCAGCAGTCACGGAACCTAACCTGAGATTCTGACAGCCGGTTGCGTGTTTCCGGCCGTTTGACTTCTAAGAACACGGCCTTGCCGTTCTTGTAAACCACCAAATCCGAGTGCCCGGCAGTGGCGTTGATGTTCGTCACGCGATACGACGATAGCCGCGTCCCAGATTCAGCTTCCATCGTGCTCGAATTGATCCGCACGACCAAAAAACCGAGCTTTTCGAGACCGCCAGCAATATTTCGTTGGATGTCCTGTTCACGCAATGGCCTTTTTTGGCCGTTTCCAGCCCCGCTGTTGCGTTTTTCTGCCTTGACCCTAGCCGAAGTACGTTCGGAACGTTCATCGGCCTCCCAAATCAATTTGTGAAGGTCGTCGTCATTCGAATTCAGCATGGCACACCCATCGGTTGGTGATTGGATCAACACTCCAGACGAACCGATCGATATTTGACTTCGTCATCATCGCAATCGTGGATTGACGGTCTCCGACGCTTCGCAGATGATCCGCGGCGGCAAGTACCTGATCGGCAGGGATCAGTTCAGCAGGTTGCAAGTCAAAGCCGACCATCTCGAGGATGTCCTCGGTTTGAGGCTCGAAAGCGTCGCCCATCTCGCAGTTGTGACGCCTGGCGAACCAAGTCTCCCACCGATCCTGTTCTACCCTGTTACCCCTGTTATCGGTAAATACATCGTTTCTAAGACTATTACTATAGATTTCTTTTACAGAATCTATCAAACTATGTTTTAAGGTATAACAAGGGGTAACAGATGGTGTTAACTGATCCTCGCAAGGCGTTGACAACGCAGACACTTGCGGCTCGACTACGTAGTTATACGTATCACCACCCTGACCCATAACAGTACGGGAAAAATTTTGGTAGTTCTCGCCATCGTGTCCGTATTTCTGCTGAATCCCCGCAATTTTAGAGCGAATCTTGCTCACGTTGGCCCTCCACTAGTTTGACCTGATGATTAGCAGACACGACCACTTGATACCCGTGGATGACCTTCTCTTCGTACCGTTTCGAGGTCTTTAGATACCCTGCTTTGCCGAGCGATTTGCCCATCGCCGCCACCGTTCGAGCATCGACAGATAGGAACCTACCGATACCTTGCAAGATGCTGGAGATCTCATGCGCAACATCCGTCGCCGTCTTCGGCCGTCCCTCAACAGTCGCCGCCCTGACGTATATTTCGACAAGGTCATCGGTCATAGTGTTCTGTTGAAACGGTTTGTTGTACTCGTTCAGCAAGTCGATGTCCTCAGCATCCAGCCAATAAGGGAACCGCGTGCTGTACAGATGCAAGGCCTGTGCCCATACCTTGTCGATGGAGATCGCCATGACCTTTGCCATATCGACGTGCCCACCTAATGCAATCACCGGAAACCGGCGCGATCCGGTTTCGTCGCTAAGGAAGTTGCGCCTATTGACAGACCCGATGTACGACACGATGCGTCTGATGGTCACGAACGCCCTTCCATAAGGAGGCCTAACACGGTCGGAAGCCTTCGTAATAATGCCCTTCATTGCTTCGGCTTCGCGCTTGTTCATCGACTCGAGTTCGTCGTCCACTGCTATGAAGGAAGAGCCCAGGACTAGCTTATCGTCCTTCTCCCCTGAGATGCTGCCTTCGTAATAATGATTCTTGCGAAGCGCATCGGGGCACAAATACCGAATGAATCGCGTCTTGCCGACACCCTGAGCTCCTTGCAAGATCGGCATCAGGTGATTCGGGTGATTGTCAATAGCACACGCCACGGCCCCGACAAGCCACTTGCGAATGATGCCATCATTGAACCTGCTGATGACCTCAGCAGGGTAATGACTGTTGGTATCGACAGGCAGACAAGCGGCCAGCGCTCCGATGTGATCAGCATCCTCTGGACGCCATTCCGGCAGGTTCTCGAAATAGTCTATTATCGGGTTAAATCGCGGCGCGAAGTCCGATAGGAGAATCTCCCATATCTTCGTCGACGGTATCTTGATCCCCGAAGCCCGCATCTTGCGTAGGCACGAGTGAACATAATAGTCCGACATCGGTTCCCATTCCTGTTCACGGACGTCTTTGTATTCGACGCACAGCGTGACGTCGTTATACCGAAACTGCCCACTTGCCAGCAGCCACGATTCGGCCGCGTCGTATG